TCGTTGATCTGTTCTGCGTTCTGCTCGGCGAGCTCCTTCGCATCGGAGATACCGCTGTCGTCGTCAGTGGTGTTGCTCATGTCAGAGTCAGTGTCGTCGTTGGTGGCGTCGACGTCGCCGTCGCCGCCGGGGTCGTCCGCCGAGTCACCGCCGGACGCGTCCTTGTCTGCCGGTCCATCGCGAGGGTCTTCGTCGGACGTCTCCGACACGCGGGCCACCTCGCTGGCGGACGTCCCACTGCCGGGCAGCGCGTCAAGTACTGCTTTGCCGACGCGCTCGAAGACCGACTTCTCGCCCGGTTCACGGGCGCCCTCCTGTTCGACAGCGGTCGAGAGGACATCCCAGAGGCGTTCGGCTTCCTCTTCGGAGTGGCCGCGCTCAAGTGCCTCCTCGACGAACCCGTTCGGGTCACCGAGGTAGCTGCCGAGGCGCTTCTCAGCAGCAGCGGCCGTCTTCGTGTCGAGGATCTGGGCGTCCGGCACCGCGGGGATGTCCACGGTGCTGACTTCCCGCATGAGGCCGTCGGCGAGCTCCCAGATTGGCTCGTCATCGGGCACCTCGGAGGCGTCGACGTCCTCGACCTCGCCCTGCTCGTAGGGGCCGTTCCAGTCGACCGAATCAGCGCCGATGCTGTACCCGGAGAGGATGCCGTCCTCGACGAGGCTCCAGAGCTGGTCGTTGTGGTACTGCCACTCCTGGACCCACGCCCCGGCTGGTGCTTCCGTGCCGCCGATCTCCTCGGCCTCGTCGAGCACCTCGTTGCGCTCGAGGCTGAGCCAGTCGTCGGGGAAGACGGCGTGCATGATGCCGCCGCCGGCCTCGCCGGCCTCCGCGAACGTCGCGAACTGGTCGGCGAACCCCCGGATGGTCTCTTCGCGAGCGAAGTCGTTCTGCAGGTCGACCTTGTCCGGCACCATCACGATGCCGGCCGCAATCTGTTCGCTGTCGTCCTTCTCGGCGAACTCGACGTCCTTCCGGAACGCCTCGCCACCGGCCTTTGTCAGCGGGGGCATGCGTCACCCCTCATCCTGTTCGTCGTCTTCAGCGGCACCGTCGCGGGCGTCCTTGGTCTTGTCGAGCTTCTGGGCACGACCGGTGCCGAGGACGCCACGCTTGCCGCCGCGCTTGCTGTTGCTCTTGTCGCTCATGGTGTGTGGTAGAAGTCCGTGGTGCCCGGTCGTGCCTCGCTCGGGGGAGTCGGGCGCTCCCCGAGGTCATCAGCGACCCCAGTGGTCAGATGTCGTTTGGGACGTCGTCGGGGACGTCCGCGGGGTCGGGCGTCGGCCCCTCCGGAAGGCGGTCGTGGAAGTTCGTGATCTCCAGGTACGGGTACTCGAGGCGAATCGAGTCGTAGTGGTAGCCGCCAGCGCTCCCCGCATTTACCAGACCTGCCCACTCTGAGGCCGGGACGTCCACGTACGCGTACAGCGAGGACTGCCCGCCTTCCCGGAGGAACGACAGATAGAGTACTTGCTCTTCGTAGTCGTAGAGGCCTTCGTCGAGGTTCGAGGAGGAGAACGACACCTGCTCGATGGGGTCCTTCTCGACGAGCGTGCTCTTCACCGACGACCAGTCTTGGGAGCCGATCTTGTACTCCTCCGGCGGCTCGTGGACGGCCGCTGTCTCCCCATCGCCGGCCGGGTCGCCGCCGACCTCCGCTTCGAACTCGGCGATGGTCATGCTGCCGTAGGGCTCGCCGAGAGGTTCCAGGCCGAGCTCCTCGCGGATCTCGTCGACCTGTGCGACCTGCGAGAGCCGCATGGCGCGGGCGCGCTGCTCGGTCATCTGGGCCTCCAGCTTCGGCTGGTCCGCGCCCCGGAGCTCGTATTCGAGGGTGTAGTCGTCGACGCCGAACGCCGTCTGGTGGATGGTGGCGTAGAGCCGCTGGGCGAACTTGTGCTGCTCCGGCTGAATCACCTCGAGCGCGAAGTCCTTGTCCTGCTGTCCCGAGTTCGAGTAGTTCGCCGAGTCGGTGACGCCGATCTTGATGGGCGGCATCTCCAGGACCTTCGCAATCTCGTGCTCGTTCTTCTCCCGGAATTGCCGGAAGTCCATCTCCTCGCTGATGCCCTGGCCCAGCGGCTCCAGTTCGATTTCGACGTCCTCGTCGAGTTGCTGCTGGAACTTCTCGACCTCGAGGATTACGGCGCGGTGGGACTCCTCACGGAGGCCGTCGAGCATCTGCTCGAGGTCGTTCCGGGATTCCTCGCTCAGTTCGCCACCGGTCACCTTGATGACGAACCGCGGGATGGTGTCGTTCTGGAAGAACTCCCGGTTGTAGTCCTTCGCCGCCTCGTCCGCGCTGATCGTCCGCATCGCGGACACCCAGTCAGGCACCCCGTAGTCATCCTCGAGAGGGTTCGGATTCTTGATGAAGATGAGCTCGTTCGCCGGCTCGTTCTCCAGTGCCTCCGCGCTCCCGACGGCGACGTCGCCAGTCTCCTTGTCGACGAAGACTGGTTCCTCGTCGTCGTCCGTGGGTGTGTGCGTGACCGTCGGCGGACCCTCCCCGTTGTCGACATACGTGGGTTCGAGGCCGCGATACCGGTCACCGGCCTCGCCGAAGTACCGCCGCCGGCCGTTCCGCACCTGGACGTAGCCACGGGACGCGAACCCGGCGACGTCCCCGGAGACGAATCGGCCGTCCTCGGGGTGTTGGGCCTGACTGTGGCCGAGCGCCTCCTGTGGACGCCGCACTCGAATCGTGGTCGCAGGGACGTGCGCGAGTCCGACCGGCTTCCCTTCGGCGTTCGTGAGCACCTCGAGGGCAAGCCAGCCGACGAGATGGTAGTCCTGGCGCGCGAGTTCCTTGACCTCCTCGGGGGTCGCGGGCTCCGCAGAGCGGTCGGCGGACGTCTGCCACCGGCTGGTCGGGCCGCGCCAGAAGTCACGGATGACCTCGTACTCGGTTTCGTCGGCGTCCTCCTCGTCAATGTAGGGATGCGTGACGATGCCGAAGCCGAAGCCAACCTCGTACCGAGACTTCCGCCGGATACCCGTCGAGAGCGTCTCATTTAGTTCGAGGAAGCTGGCGAGGCGGTCGGGGTTGTACGGTGGTTTGACGCCGACGCCGACGTTCCGGATGCGGCGCTCGGCGAGCTGTGTACTCGTCTCGGCCTTCGAGAGCGCTGTCTTATCGCCGACGCTCTCGACGCGGATCTCTGCCATTGAACCGCCGCCGTCGTCTGGATTGGTATCCGTCATAAGTAGCTCACTCCAGAATCATCTCCCTCGCCGTCGCCGGCGCCGTCGAACCTGAGGCGCCGCATTCCCTGCTCGGCCATGTACCACGCCGCGATGAGGTCCGGCGTGTGGCCCTGCAGCCGGCCGTCCTGGAGCTCGAGGCTCATCGCTGCCTGGACGAACTCCTCGCAGGGCTGGTGACCACGGTAGAACTGGATCGCGCCGTTCTCGACGAGCGTCCGGAGTCGCGGGATGCCGTTCTCCCAGGAGTGCTTCTGGCCCGACGTCGACACCCCGACGACCTTCGAGGCGAGGCTCGGGGTGAACTCGATGGCGTCGTTGACGACGTACTGCTGCATGCCGTTGTCCTCGATCACCACGACCGCCGGGTCGTACCGTCGGTCGTACTCGGCGAGCTGGGCTTTGATCTCCGAGGGCTGGAGGCCTTGGTCGGCGCGGGCGTCCAGAAGCGTCCGCGTGCCGTCCTCGCGGGCGCGGAACACGACGAACGCCGCGTCGTCGCCGGTCGGACTCTGGGCAGGGTCGTGGGCGACGACGATGGTTTCTCCCTGGCCGGCGCGGTACCGAAAGGGTGGGTTGGCACCGCGGATGCTGCAGCCGCCGTCCTTGACGCGCTGGTTGACGTCGTCGGCCGAGATGAGGTTTCCCGAGGCGCCTCGGATGGTGAGGGTGTACTCCCGCCAGAAGAGGTGGTCAGCCATCTTCGACCGC